GCGATTAATTGTATTTTCACGTTTGTTTTCCTTACTTTTGCACCCATGGAACAGAACAAAGATAATTTCAAGATAAGGGAGTACGGCCGCATGGAACTTGCGGCAAAGTACTGTAATTGCATCATGCCCGAATCGGCGTGGAAGAAATTCCGCCGATGGATGCACCTATACCCTGGGCTTATGGAGCAGCTTGCCGCCATTGGTTACACAGAGCGCAGCCGCAGTTTTACACCGGCACAGGTGCGCCTGATAGTGGATGCCCTGGGTGAGCCGTGAGATTATCGGTACGGTTATCGGCGGTTTGCCGTATGGAAATCGTCGTTTTCCGTACCGATAATTTGGCGTTTTCGTGCGGTTTTATGATAAATCCACGACACTTTGTGTTAAAATACCATATAAGTAAGTAACTAATTACGTGTTTTTGCACGAAAAGCAGTATCTTTGCAGCGGAACAATACGTTATAACGAAATGAAATCACCAGAGCAGATAAATAAGATAGCAGCAGTTGTACTGTATATATTGCAGCACTTCAAGGACGGCGTGGATTATATCAAGTTGTTCAAAATCATGTATTTTGCACAACGTGAGTATTTGGCTACCTATGGTTTGACCATTGCCGAGGACACGTTTAAGGCACGTCAGTTAGGTCCCGTTCCATCGCTCACTTACAAGGTGGTGAAGATGGTAGAGAACGGCGACGAGTCGGCAGACCTCAAAGGTTTTACTTCTTCTATTCGTGTGGACGAAAACCAAAGGGTTTATGCCACGGCAGCACCAGATATGGACTATATAGCCGACATGGAAAAAGAGGAATTGGATAAGACGATAGCCCAATATGGCGGCGTTGACTCCAAGCGACTTTCGGAGTTGTCGCACGATGATGCTTACAAAGCGGTGTGCGAGCGTATGAAAGACGATCCGCAGAAAGACGTGCTTACACTCATTGACATTGCACGTGCAGGCGGTGCGTCGGACGCAATGGTAAACCATATTCGCCAGGTGCAAATTATCAAGGAGTCAATGGCATGTTGATAGACGATGCTAAAGGAGCATTGGCGGCACTCAAAGCCGAGATGCAGGAAGACAGGCGCATAAAGTCGGGCGCAGACCTCAACGTGGGCGATATTGTTTATCAGGACATGGACAGAAACGACGGTTTGGTACTCAACAAGGGCTACGATGATAGGTTGAAGTTTTTTGTTATTGTCGGCAAGAACTCAAAGGGCGATGCCATAGGGCTTTGCCTGATAAATTCGGATTTGGATTTTTACGAGAACGTGCCGGCTATGCAACACTTTCAGTACATTTTGAAAGCCACCGACTACAAAGGAGTGTTGGAGAAAGACAGCCGTCTGGACTGCGCGCAGCTTTTTTCCATGAAAGCGAGAAAGAGCGTAGCGGTAAAGGCTGAACGTGTGGGGCACCTCACACCCGAAGACGAGGCAAAGGTTTTGCCGCTTGTTGCATCATGCGGATTTATTGACGCACACATGAGAAAGGTTTACAGAATAGGGCAAAAATAAAATTTCTCAAAATTATGGGGATGGACGTTTAAACACAAAACGACAATGGCAGGAATATATGAAAGCCTAAAGGCGTATTTTGAGAATACACCAAAGGAACAGTTAAATAAAGACTGGGAAGAAATCAAGCATCTTAACGAGATAGGCCCCGACGTATTGGAATACGCCGAATTGGTAAAGGGCAATAGTTAATAACGAATTAATAAACAACCCCCGATAGGTTTAATCACTTATCGGGGTTTGTTAATTATTTTATTTTCTTAAACTTTGTACCAGGATCGCTTTGCAGTTGTAAAATATCACCAGATAGCACTATATCGGTATATGGGTCACCAATCTCCACGCTGGAAGAGCCAACCAACTTCACTTTGTAAAAACCGCCATTGTGCCAAAATAGGGATTCATCACTAACGTGTTTCCATTCGCCCTTATAATAGTGTTCGGTACGCATTATGATTTCATTGTCATGCCACTTTAGAAATATAAGGCGAGGAATATTATTTATATCCGGGTATTCGGGATTGCATAAATGTTCTTCGCCTTTAATCGTATATACCACAGGTCCCCAAGTTCCCTCAAACTTTTCAAAGCCGTTTAGGTTGTTGCCGTCGCCATCGTCTGATGAACAGCAGCAGAACAACGTAACGGCAAACAATAAAAATAATATCTTTTTCATGTCTGTTTTCTATTATTGATTAAACACCTAAAACATTTACTTTGCCGTAGTAGAACAATCTGCCATCTTCGCTTTCACCTTTGGCAATGTAGCCCTCAGCCCCAGCAGTGCCACCATTTGCCGTTATCTTTTCGTGTAGTTCTTTGTTACCTCTTGGCAAGAAACCTACTTTTTTATTACCGACATACACCCCAATAGCGTATTTATCATGCGGATTAGACTTTAAAGCACGGACATAGCCCATAAAATCACCGAGCATAGTATCGTCCAATTCTCGAAAATTGATGCCTTTTATTGGATATTTGTAGCTTGGAATATCCAAAGAAGTTACAGGAACATCTACCGTTTCTTCGGAAATTTTAATATGTTTAGTAATGACAACAGTGCCATTATAATTGATATTTCCGTTTTCGTCCGTTACTTTTTCCAATTCACCACGAGCACTAACCATTTTATCTATATTCTGGGCTATATAGTTATAGAGTTCTTCGTTTTCTTCAAGTATATACCCTATTTTCTTATTGCCCTCACCGTATACTCCAATAGGGTATTTTCGTTTGTCAGTGGGCCTCAAAGCCCTTGCATATCCGACATAAACACCCAACATGGACTCTGATATTTTATCGCCGCCTATGCCGCCGAGTGCATAGGATTCATTTTTTAATTCGTACTTAGTACGTTTTTCTTTTACCGTGGCAACAGGCTTATTTTGCTTGCCCTTATTTTCCGTCCCATCCCATAAGAATAAAAGTCCGAGCAGAATGCCAATACCTAAAATATAGATGCCATATTTTGAGCCTATAAACATCATTACAGCACCAAATATTATAAAAGACCACGCACAACCGTATGGAGAATCTTTTTGTTTCTTCGTCATATTTATTATTGAATTTATGTAAATATACTGCAAAAATACAAAAATTTGGTATAAGTAAGTAACTTTTCTTTGAAAATATTTGGTAAATTAAGAATTATTGTGTATTTTTGCATCGTTCTACATTACTGATGAGGTGGGCAAAAGAGATTTAAGCCTGCCAGCCAATTTGCGAGCAGGCTATTTTTGTGTCTGATTGCGAAGCGTTGCAATATATACTATTGCGGCTGTCTAACCCCGTGTGGAGTGTTAATGCACCCACTGCCTCATCAGGTGTAGAACGGCGGGAAGTGGACAGCCGTATTTTTATTCTGCCCTTTAATGCCAAAACGTTCTACAATGGCAACAAATGAATTAAATCAAAATCCTGTTGTACAGGTCAGCGAGACGGCAAACAAAGAGCCTAACGCCGAAATGGTTAATCTCGTAAAAATAGAGAATAGCCAAGTCGTAACAACTTCTGTTAAGATTGCCGAGATTTTCGGCAAGAGCCACGCCCATGTTTTGCGTGACATTAAAGCGTTGGAATGTAGCGATAGTTTTCGAGAATCCAATTTTGGATTGTCGTACATTATCAAGCAATTACCAAACAATGGTAGCAAGCAGTTACCTATGTATTATATCACACGTGATGGCTTCATGTTTCTTGTTATGGGTTTTACCGGAAAGACGGCAGCGAAGTGGAAAGAGGCTTACATCAAGGCGTTCAACGAAATGGAGGCTAAGATAAGAGCCGAGCAGATGGCGAAAGCCATTGAGGAGCACGACAGAAAGGAAGCCGAGGAGTACGAGAAACTTCTGGAGCGCGAGGAACGAGAGGAGGCGGCGATTGATGCACGCGTGGCAGCTATGCCGCCAGCCAAGAGCAGAAAGCGCCAGGCAGAGCCACAGACAACCGAGCAGCAGACCACCACAGCAGAGGACGGCATCATCATTGAGGACTACAACGGCAGACGTGTGGTTTCGTCGCTTACACTCGCCAAGCTGCAAGGGCGTGAACACCGCTATGTTTGTGAGAGCATCCAGCGTATGAAAAAATATTTCGTGCGCCCTGGTAGTGTCATTTTCAGATGCGGCAGAACGGTAAACCGAGGCTTTGGCAAGGGCTACGAAAGCCCGACGGGTGTAGTGTACTACATTACGGCTGAGGCGTTCAAAGTGATGTGCAAGCATTGTACGACCATAGACAAGGATATGCAGAGTGAGGTCCGCAAGGCTTTTCGCAGAGCACAGGGACCTAAGAACCACGGCAAGCCTGTAGCGACAACCCAAGCACCACAGCAGACCAAGCCAAAAGCCCCTACCACCCCACCGACACAGACCGAGACGGCAAAGCCTCAGCAGGGCAAGCCGACGGCGGCAATGATGCCACAGACCCCAACCGACCTTATGCAGCGTTTTGTAAAGGCAATGGGCGTGATGATGGGAATGGACACAGACAATTTAATGAACTTAATGAATAAAGGAGAATAAGATATGATAGTTACAGATAAGAAACACAAGGACACTATTTCAGTAAGTAGCAACGTGAACACCGATGCAGAGGATTTAAAGAAGAACATCGCCGAGGTGTACGATTTCATTAACGACCTCATGGCAGGTTTGCCGGAGGACGTGAAGGTAAGTGCGAGCAAGGTGCGAAGCGTGCAGGGCACGTTGGAGTATCTTATGAACTATTGTTGGATTGAGGATGCGGAGGAGTAAAACAAGGGAGGACACAGATATGAGATACAAGAAGCCTAAGAAAGTTACAAGTCTGGTGATAACAGACCGTGACGGAATGCCGGTATATAATGCCGACACGTTCCGTGATGCGATCAGGCAGACACGCGACTACGTAAAATGGTTGCTGGAGGAGCTGCCACCCGACTATGAGTTGAGAATACACGGTTTGCTTGATGCCATGTATCCGCTTGAATGGCTCACCGAGGATGCCGTTATAAAGACGGTGACCAACAAGCCATAGGGGCACGATCCCGACATTACCAAAACTCACATACATAGCCGCTGCATCGTAATGGTGTAGCGGCTTGTTTCGTTAAATGATATTAATATCAATAACATTTTACCCCTTTTATTTTGATATTCAAATAAATATCATTATCTTTGCATCGTGAAATTTAATAAAGCAATGAAGTACAATGAACTTGAAAGAAAACTTAGAAAAATCGGGTGTTACGACACTAAAAAGCAGATGGCAGGACACCCAATCTGGTACAGTCCAAAGACTGACAAGGAGTTTAAGATGAGCAACCACGGTGGCGAGGAAGTCGCAACGGGTACGCTCAGAGCAATTAAAAAGGCGGCAGGGCTTATTTAAGCCCCCGTCTTTTACAAAACAGATTTATAAACAGAACATTAAGGAGATACAACAATGAGACAGGTTAAGGCAGTTATCGAAAGAGCAAGCGACGGAACGTATAGCATTTACAGCGATGCGGACGATTTAAGCTATCTGATAACAGGCACGGGCAAGACCGTGGAAGAGGCTAAGAAATGCTTTGAGGATGGTTATGCGGATATGAAACGCTACTACGAAAAAGAGGGCAAGGAGTTCACAGAAGTAGAAATGTGCTATTGCTATGATATGGCGTCATTTCTTGCCTATTACTCAAAGGTGCTTTCTTTGGCGGGTTTGTCACGTCTGACGGGTGTAAACCCACAGCAGCTTAGCCACTACGTTACAGGGCGTCGCAATCCGTCGCCAAAGACCGTAAAGAAGATTATGGACTCTATCCACGCTTTTGGCAAGGATCTAAGCACAGTGCAGTTTGCTTAATATTGAATTTCACACGCTACGTTTTCAAGTTCACTTTATATAAACGCCGTTAGGGCGTTATCTTTAGCCGTGTCGGGTTAACGCCCGATGCGGCTTTTTTGTGCCTTTTAGCCTAACAGCCAAAAACTATTTTCTTAAAAAACTAATAATTTTACCACGTTGCACCAACGTGCGCCACGATGCACCAAACGGCATTTGGATTTTGCAAAATACGATTGTATCTTTGTAGCGGCTCATTAGCCGTTTGGCGTGAGGGCCTCGGAGATTTTATTCATGACTAAAGGACTGAACACCGCCGGAGCGAAAACAGTAAGATAGTTGACAGCATTCAAAGTGTCGTAGCTTTGGCGGTTTTGTATGAAACGACAGATGGCAACATTTTGGAACAACATAAAACGATTTTTCAGCCGTGAGGCAACAGGTGCTGACACCGCCGGCACCGCGCGCCCCACCACCGTAAGGACTGGTGGCGGCGTTGCGGTGTTTTCGGCCTGGGGCGGCGATGCCATGACGGTTGCAGCGGTATATCGGTGCGTGACGCTTCTAAGCGAGAGTGTGGCGAGCCTACGTTTGCAGTATATGCGGTGCAGGGACGGACGCTATCAGGAAGACACGGCAAGTGATCTGCATTATCTTCTGACCGTGCAGCCTCAACCCGAAATGTCGGCGTTTGACTTCTGGACGATGGCGGTGCGCCTGATGCTCATTGAGGGAAATGCCTACATCTACCCACGCTATGTACTGGGAGAGTTGACCGACTTAGTGCTTTGCCGACCTCACACCGTGACCCACGACCCATTGAACGGCCGTTACTACATAGCCGATGCCTATAATGGAGTGTTCGGCACATTCGAGGAAAAGGACATCATACATCTTTACTTGCATTCCTCAGACGGGCGCAGGGGCGAAAGCGTGCTGACCCACGCAAGGCGCACGATGGATATTGCCACGGCAGGAGATGCGGAGACGGAAAACCGGTTTACCAATGGCGGCAGTGTTCGCGGCATTATCAGCAACGACAAGACTACTACGGGATTTGGCGAGTACCAGGACAAGGAACTGGAGAAGACAGCCGAAAGCGTGGATAGCCGTTTCAGCCGGGGCGAGCGCATAGTAAGTTTGCCGGGGCAGGTGGACTTTAAGCAGATTTCGCTTTCTTCTACTGATATGCAGTTTTTGGAGAGCCGAAAGTTTACGGTGCGAGAGATATGCCGTTTCTTTGGCGTTCACCCGTCTTTCGTGTTCGATGATACGAGCAGCAACTACAAAAGTGCCGAAATGGCAAACGTGGCTTTTCTTTCCAACACGCTCAACCCGATATTGAAGCGTATAGAATGCGAACTGACCCGAAAGCTGATACCGCGGTCTTTGTGTTGCAAACGCCGTTTTCTGTTTGACCGCCGGGGTATTTACTCAATGGACTTGCAGTCACTCGCCGACTATCAGAAAAAGACGATCGAGAGTGGCATTTACACCGTGAACGATTGGCGCAGGATGGAAAACCAACCTACCATCGACGGAGGCGATACGGTTTATCTTTCTACCAATCTTGCACCGCTGGGCAGTGAAAAGCTATCGGGCACAGCTGCAAAGGGAAATGACAACAACGATAAAAACAACGGAGAATGAAAAAGAAAAGAACAATAGCTATTGTGTCGGGGCTTCGCATTCGTGAAGCTACCGACGGAGCAGAGAGCCGCACGATTGAGGGCTATGCACTGAAGTTCGGTGTACGTAGCCGTCTTTTATGCGATTGGTGGAACAACTATTACGAGGTACTGGAGCCTGGATGCGTGACACGCGAGATGCTGGATAAGCAGGACATCAAACTTACGATGTTCCACGACCGCCAGTTGGTTTTGGCACGCAGCAACAAGGGCAATGGCACTTTAAGCTACGAGGTTGACAAGGTGGGCGTTAAGTTCTGGGCAGAAATGCCGCACACTGTTGACGGCGACAAGGCTTTGGAACTGGTAAGCCGTGGTGATATTGCCGGGTGCTCATTCATCTATTCCACCGATGAGGGCGACAGCGAGAGCGCCGTGAGCTACGAGCGTCTGGACGAGAAAGGCGACGACGGCGAGGATATTCTTTTGCGCCACGTGAAGCGTATTGACAACGTTTACGACTTTACCATTACCACCGACCCAGCCTACGAGCAGACAGACGTAAGCAAACGTGAGGTGGAAGCGGCGGGCATTAAGTTTGAGCAGCAGCCGAAACCCAAGCAGATAGACGAGAGCAAGAAGCGTGAACGTATCAATGAGGTGCGCGAGCGCATAGCAAGTGTTGGCCGCAATCTGTAGAGGCGGCTTCTATATATGTTTTTTAGTTACTAATTTTAATCATTGACAAATGAAAAAGGAAAAGTTTAATTTTCGTGAAGCCTACGAGCGCATGGACGTAATCAAAAACCGCCTCGCAGAAATTGCGCAGGGCCTGGAGAACGACAAGGAGCGCGAAGACTTCACCGATGCGGAAAAGGGAGAGCGTAAAGCCCTTTACCGTGAAATGGACATCCTCGAAATGAAAATCAAGGCGGCTACCCCTACGTTAGAGGTTATGCGCCGTGAGGACATCGAGGAAGTAAACAAGCAGATGCGTGAGTGTGTCAAGACCGGACAGCGTTTTGAGTTGAAGATCAGCCGTGCCGTGGCTTCTGACTTTGGCGGCAACACTTCGGGTTATCTCAACCCGGGCAGTTCTACCAATCCGTCACCGGTCACCATGGGCGACATCGTAGAACCATTGTACGCAAAGACCATTCTTTCGGCAATCGGTTCGCCATTGCTCACCGGACTGAAAGGTAACTATCAGTGGCCTGTAATCGAGACATTCGCCGCTACTATCAATGATGAGGGCGTGGAACTGGGTGATACCAAAATCGAGGTAAGCAAGCTTTTGGCAAAGCCGGAGCGTATCGGCGTAGCCGTGCCTATCACACGTGAAGCACTCAACGAGACCGACGACCTTTTGCAGCTTGTATGTACCCAGTATATGCCAGTTGCGGCAGCCGCCCTTATGAACAAAATCATGTTCAGCACCGTAAAGGTTGAAAAGGCTACAAATCTTGTAGGTCCATTCGTCAACATCAAGGCAGCTAACAAGAAGACTTATAAGGGTGAAGCACCTACCCTCGCCGAGCTTCTTGCACTCAAGGGCATTGTTTTGGGTGCCAACATCATGCCGGAGGGACTTTGCTACGTAATGACAGAGACCACAAAGGCACTTTTGGAGGGTACGCCAAAGTGGAGCGGTGCAAACCAGGCTATCGTTGATGAGAACGGCAAGATCTCGGGTGTACCGGTATTCTGTAGCTCATACGTGGCTGAGGGTTCGGTATTGTTCGGTTCATTCAAGTATGCCCCACAGGGCTTGTTTGGTGAAATGTCAATCATCATCGACCCTTATACACTCGCACGTAAGAACTCTATCGACTTCGTGCTCAATGCCGACTACGCTATTACCACATTGCGTGAAGAGGCGTTTGCCATGTTGTCTAAGGACCCAGCAGTGGCAGCAGGCACCAAGGGTTAAGTAAGTAATCACAATTTATAAAGTTATAACGTTATGGCAGTAGTGAGTTTGGCACTTTTTAAGAAGCACGTAAGGGCTGATGATTTCGCCGATGATGACGAATATTTGCAGCATCTATTAGATACAGCAGAGAGCGCAGTTATCACGGCGACCAATAGAACCCAAGAGGAATTGGCGCAGATGGGTAACGGACATGATGTACCTACCCCCATAAAACACGCTATAATGATGTTGGGCGCACATTGGTACAATCAGCGTGAAAGTGTGAGCAGCGTGCAGATGCACGCCGTGCCCGATTCGCTACAAGCCTTAATTAAACCCTATCGGAAATTAGCGGAATGAGAGCAGGAGAAATGAAATATCGTTTGCAGTTGTTGAAGCCTACGGCGACAACAAACGACTACGGCGAGGAAGCGACAACCTACGAGCCTATACGTACCGTGTGGGCAGAGAGGAAGAAGCAGAGCGGAAACCGTAGCGAGGAAGTGGGCGAACATTTCCCCGACTATCGAGCCGAATTTAATGTGAGGGACGCACACCCAGTAAAAGAAAACTGGAGAGTGCAGCAGTTGGGTGGCTATCTTTATACGGTGGTTGCCATCATCCCAAACATTGATAGAGGTATGAACACTTTAGTTTGTGAACGAGTAAACGAGTAGTCAGATTTTGCAATAGTCTGTTTTCTTAATGTATATGCAGCCAGAACGATGAAAGAAACCGTAACCGACATTAACAAGCCGTTTACCGATGTTTACAAGGCACTCGACGTGAAAGACCAACGCAAGGCTATGCGAAGTGCCATGCGCAGGGAGGGCAACCGCCTGAAAAAGGCGGCAGTCTCCAATCTGGGACAAAGCGGCATTGGCAGTGGCACAAAGCGCAGTCTTTCAAGCGGCATCTATGTGCGTACCTACCCCGATCGCTACGGCCTGGGCTTCATGGTAAGCGTTAAGCCACATGGTAGGCGCAAGGGCATCCACCTCAACCGTCAGAACATGGAAAAGCCTGTTTTGATGTGGGCAGAGGACGGAACACGCCAAAGACATGTAGGGCGGCGTATTTCATCGTTTTTCGGTAAAAGCAGGTTCACGGGCAAGAAAATAAGGCAGTATCTACGAGGCGGTGCGAGCCGCGGCAAGATGAAGCGTTACGCTTTTCTCGCTAAGACAGAGCAGCAGACCGCCGACAGCGTGGAAACCAATCTTTTCAACAACTTGCAGAACAACGTGGAAAAGGCAGCAAGAAAGCAGGGACTTTTATAACATATAGCTATGGCACTGAAAAAGACATCATTAAGCGCGGGCAGCATTATTCGCGATATTCTTCTATCTAACGAGGAAGTGAAGCGGAGAACAAACAAGGTTTTCCCCATCGTGATAGACAACGCCCAACTACCTTATATATTATATCGCCGTGCGGCATTGGCGCACAATCCCACTAAGCAGGGAACGCCGGGAGCCGACACCGTGACTATGGAGGTGGTTTGCTATACGGCAAAGTATGCCGAGGGCGTGGAGCTTGCCGAGGCGGTGCGCCAGGCACTCGACTACGCAAGCGGAGAACGCGATGGCGTGAAGATGCGCAGTTGTACGCTTGCCGACAGCGAAGAGGGCTACGAGGATGATGCCTTTGTGCAGCAGCTTGTTTATCAAGTCAGAATTTAAGTAATTTAGAACCATTTAGTTTTTATAGTTATGGAAGATACTGGATATATCAATGGTAGTGACCTTTTGCTTAAGGTTGGAGGCAAGGCGGTGGGACATTGCACAAGCCACACCCTTACTTTCAACAGCGAGACAAAAGACCGTGCCGTCAAGCCTGTAGCTGATGCCGCCAAGAGCAGCGGACTTTGGAAGGGCAAGGGAGTGACTGGTTTGTCTATCTCTATCAGTGCAGAGGGTTTGCGCTTCTATGGCGAGACCGAGAACGGACACGAGCAGATTGCACCACTTTGGGGCAAGGGCGCAAGTGTGGAGGTTGAGGCATTCAAGCGAGGCGGCGACAAGGCACCTTATGTAAAGGGTAACTTTGTTATCGCCTCATTGGAGGAGACAAGCCCGGCGCAGGACGATGCTACTTACAGCGTGTCTTTGGAGAACGACGGCGAGCCTGAGACCTACCCGGGCAAGGATGCGACAGCGACGCAGGCAACCGACACCGGCAAGGCAGTGGGCAAGTAACGCCCACATGGAACAAAGGCCATATTGTTTTTAAGATAAATTTTTGATTTGTTGAATTATTACCCCAATTCGGGATAAAATAGCGATTAGTTGCATGTTAAAACAGATACATGAATTCTCTTCCCATGCCATCAGACATGGGCTATATATAAAGAATCGAA